TTATTTAGCGTACCATATACTACAAAAACAAATGTAATAGAGATGGTATTTAATCAAATTAAACACTATCTAAAATTAAATAAAAAAGTATTGAAATATCCAGAATTAAAAAGAGAAGTAGGAAAAGCAATGAGTAAAATAAAACCAATAAATTATAAAAATTATTTTCAATATGCATATCAAAAAGAAACTTATCCAAAATATAATAGAAGTAAATCTAAATTAAGAAAAGAAACCTAAAAATTATAAATAAATTTATAATGAAAATCAAAAAATATTTGTTGTTCTTTCTTAAAATCTTTATTTTTTGTATAAATAGGCAAATCGTAATCTAATATATTTAATTTATTACTAATTAACAATTGATTATTATATATCCCCAAATAACCTTTATCAAAAATCACATGACAAAATCTACATAAAAACATTACGTTATTATAATTATGTTTTTCATCATAATTTAATAAGCATCTAGGTTTTATATGAGCTGTTTCTAATAAAAAATAAGGTAGTTTTTTTTCACAAAATACACATATATTTGAACAATTTGAAATTAAATGATTTCTTAATTTTTGCTGCTCTAATCTTATTTCTTTTAATGCATATTTTTTATCACTTTTTATCTTGTATTTTCTATATGAATTAATAATAATACGCTTAAAATAAATATTTAATTGATTCAGTATATATTTTCCTTCTTTTGTTAAAATATAATTATCTGTTAAAATATTATTTTTTACTAAATTATTTATATATTTTTGGACTACTTTTTTTGAATTATCTGAAAACCGATTACAATAATTAAATATGTCATTAAATGAAGGATTATTAAAAAAATTAAAAGTAAGTATTATTGTATTATCCATTCTTTATTTACTTATAATTAAATCTTTAATTCTATTTTATAACCTCTTATATTTGTTTTAGACCTTTTAAGACCTGTAATTTTTTCAAAATTTTCACGAAAATCTTTCAACTTTTTATATTCACTATTTTTATATTCACTATTTTTACACCATGTGTTAAAAACTTCCATAACTTTTTTAACACCTACTCTATTACTTCCTTCAATTTCTTTAATACATTCTTCTTTAAAAGTTAAAATATTTATTGATTTGCTGTTTCTAGTTTGTTCTTTTTCTGATTTAATGTTAATTCTTACTTTTTTAATTGATTTTTCAGGATCATGATGATAGACATAACCATCCGCGGTTAAAAAGAAATATGATTTTTCATTTATTATATTTATATCTTCTTTTTCTAATTCAAATTCATCTTGTTCTGTTAATTCATCACCCTCAAAATCATGTTCTAAAAAATTATCATTGATATGTTTATAATTTAATTTAGAATATACAATTTTATTATCATTTACTTCATTATAATTTTGTTTTTCTAAAATATTTAAATCTGATTTTGGTAATTTGTAGTCTTTAATTTCACAAATACGCATTATAATACATAATGTAGTTCTGTCATTTTTATTCTTATAACATGAATAAATTCTGGTAAATTTTTTACCAATATTTTCTTTTTTTTTATAACTTATACCAAGATTACTTCCCGGTTTAATATTCTTTAATTCTGTTTCAACTTCTAATAAACTATAAATTTTCTTTGATGAAGCAATAGTTGTAGTGATAAATTTATTAACATCTAAATTCCTTTTTGGTATTTTTTTTTCATCAACATAATTGTAATACTCATTTATTGAATTAAATGTCTCACGATATTCATTTAATTCATAGTTTATAACATCTTTATTTTCCAAGTATTCTTTTTTATCCGTTATTTCTAATCTATTAATAAAACCATTAAATTCAATGTCTTGCTCTTTACACCAATTTGAAAAATATTCTTTATATTTTTTTGGTTTTAAATTTGGTGGAAATGAATAAATCATGGCGTTATTTTTTCTATCATATTTTATACATTTTGATTCTAAATTTTTTCTTTGTTTTGGTCTTCCTAATGTTTTTATAAATTCTTTATGAACTAAGTTTATTTCACATAAATTTCTAATATACTCATGTCCTCTTGATATAGACATAATTTTGTTTTCTATTTTGGTTATGAAATCAACATACTCATTAATTATTTCAACTAATTCTTTTGTAGTCCAAAATATTAGATTTGGATTATCTGTGTATTTTCCTTGTATTCGCCCTCTTTGGAAAATATCAGTGCAATTATATGAAGTATGTGAAACAAAATATTGGTCTGTTAAATGTAGCACATATTTATTATCTTTATTATAGTAATCACTTGTAAATGAATAACCTCTTTCTCCATATTTACCAGTTATAGTAATAACTGTTTTATTTGATTTAATTTTTTTGAATAACATAGTCAAAACTTTATATAGCATTTTTATATTAAACTCTTTTGATTGCATATTAATATCATAATATTTGTATTCATCATAATATTCTTCATTATTATCACTTGTTGGTGTTCCTTTTAAACCACCAGGTTTATCTAATCTTTTTTCAGAAATTACATCTTGATAAAGTTCTTTTTCTATATCTAAATTATCTATTTTTTTAGGAAAATATAATCTTAATCCAGTTGGTAATCCATTTTTTCCTTTTTTACCATGAAATACAACACAGAATAATGAATGATAATCTGTAATAATTTTCTCTGCTAGTTTAATTTGATTACCTTGTATTTTTTCTTCTGATATTAAAAATGAATTATATGGATTTTGTCTTTTTACAATTGAACTAATAATATTTTTTATATTTAAATTATAATCTTTTATAACATCATATTTATCTTCTTTACTACCCCCGTTACCTTTTGACCACCATTCACTAATAATAGGTAAATTTCCATTATTACTAGAAAAGTTAATATTTTTTTTCATAAAACCATAATAATTTTTATGACGGTCCATTACAAATACCTTTTCAACTGGTATAGCTGTTTTATTCTTGTCACTTAATGCAGTTGTATAATTCCAAAAAAACGAATGTGCTGTTCCTGTTATATGAATTGTATGAGCTACTTTATTTACTAATCTTGCAATTAATTTTTCACTTTTAGAATTTTTTGTATCTTTCTCTGAAATATTAGTACTATTTTCAGCTGTCGGACTTAGTAAATCACTTTCATCTATAATAAGAGTAATATTAACTTTTTCACAATATTCAAGTATATACCCATAAAATTTTTTATTTAATGTATCAAGATCCGTAGTATTCATTAAAGCACAATATATCATTTTAGGGTCAGATAGATATTCTTTATCTGACAATTTATTTGCTACTTTTTTATCTTTAATATAAGTAAGAGATGGAAGTCTATAATCAAAATATTTTTTAGACTCGGTTTCTTTAGAATTGTTAAATATATTTTTAACCCATTCCATATTAAAATTCCATGGTGCAGTTCCATCAATGTCTTCTTCAAATTGTTCTTTATCAATATTAAGGGGTCTAAACAAATATAAAACAGGTCTTTTGAATATGTATATAGACATCCACATTATAATACAAGCATGAACTCTTTTCCCTAACTGCACATCTCCTTTAATACATTCTATATTTGGTGATGAAAAATTACCTAACATTTCTGTTAATTTGATATCATTATCTTCATTATATTCATTATTTCCATTATTGTTAATATTTTTAATTTCATTTATTTCTGATGGATTACAATCCCAATTATGATAATGTTCTTTATCAAATTCACATTCATTATTTTCATCGTAAATTAATGTTGAACCATCAATATATTTACTTTCATCTAACATTTTAGTTATAATTTTATCTAATGGTTTCTTACATTTAGGATGTAAATCTTCTAAAAATTGTTTGATAATTTCACTTTGAATTTTCATTTAATATTATATAGGGTCGTTTCTTTAAATAAATTTTTTATGATATTTTACACCCATTATAAACGACCCTTAATAGTAAATATGTTCATTTTAAATCTTCAATGGTGTAAAGACATAATTTATACTAAATAAATATAATGTAAAATATAATAAATAATAAATAATTATTTCTTAAATAAATAAAATGTAATTAAAATATATGTTTTATTAAATTATATTTTACAATCAAGTCATATAATTTACTTGTATTGCTTGTATTTGTATTATTTGTATTATTTGTATTATTTGTATTATTTGTATTATTGTTAATTATTTTAAATGTTGATGTATTAACATTCTTATATGCACATGGTTTTTTAAATTTATCCATATAAACAATTATATATTTATATTATATTATTATTAATATTTTTAAATAAATTATAATATATAATATTATTTAATTTATTATATTGGTAATAATATAATGAAATATACAAAAAAAATAAAATATAAATTTAAAAATAAAGGTGGTAGTAATAATTCTAATAGTAATTTAATAATAGACAGACGTTTTAGCACCGGAACTATGGATGGGACTACAGTTGGTTTAATTCATATTACAGAGTCTGTAGGAATAAATTTAATGCGAAATATGGGAACAAATGTTGCAAATTTATTTGGAAATGAGGGCTATGAAACAGTGTTATATAATAATGTTAAAGAAAAAGCATTTAATAAATTAAAAAAAATTGTAAATAAAGATAATTATAATGTAAGCAATTTAAAAATGGATATAGAAACTACTGATAAAACTATATTTTGCCATTTAATGGGAACATTATGTAAAACTGAAGATAAATGAGTTATTTATTTAATTTTATAAAACTAATGTATTTGTTTTGTATTTAATTATTCATAAAAACTTATATTTGGTATGATTAAATTTTTAAGATTATTAGTATAATATTATTTCATTAGTATATTTAATATACTATTATTATAGTATTAAATTTATTATTATAGTATTACATTTATTATATGTATGTATAATACAATTACATACACAAATAAAATTGAATAATCAATTTAATTAATAATTTAAATATACAATCTAATAACAAATATGAATGCTATGAATGCTATTAGTCTATTTTCTGGAATGGGTGGTGATTCATTGGGTATTAAAATGGCTGGATTAAATCTAGTAGGATATTCGGAAAAAGAATCTATATTTAGAGAAACACATAATATTAATTTTAATAATTGTGAACTAATAAATGATGGAGATATAACAAAAACACCTGATTGTGATTTAGTTAAATATAATGATAATGTAGAACTAATATTTGCTGGATTCCCTTGTCAAGGATTTAGTCAAGCTGGAAAAAAAATGACAAATGACCCTCGCAATACATTATTTAGAGAATTTTTACGGGCCACAAAATTGATTAAACCTAAATATATTATTGGTGAAAATGTAAAAGGGTTACTTACACGCAAGACTGATAATGATGAATTATATATAAATATTATTGAATCCGAATTTGAAACTATTGGATATACTATCTATAAAAAAGTAATGAAATGTAACTTACATAAAATTCCTCAAAATAGACAAAGATTAATTATTGTTGGTATTAGGAATGATTTAAATCATAGTTTTAATTTTCCAGATGAACTAGAAAATAATACAAATTTAAAAGATATAGTCAAATTTTCGATGGATGGTGCGATAAAAATAGAAAATGGTGATTTTGATATAAATGATATACCAACAGAATGTATTTTAAAAGATTTGGATAATGATGAAATAGAAAAAACTAATGGAAGTATGAAACCACATCCAAATCTAAAACTATTGTTAAAAAATAAAAATTATGAATATAAAGGTGATATTTACGAAACAAGAATACATTTTGGAAAAAGAATACCAGTTGGTGGGGAAATAATTGATATTAGGAAACCGCTTAATACAATTATTTGTACTTATGCCAGACAACCAAGATTCTTCGTTCCTCTACAAAATAAAAATGGATATTATTTAAGATGTTTATTACCAGATGAACTTAAACAAATCCAGGGATTTCCAGCAGATTATAAAATAGCAGGCAACCGTTCTCAACAAATAGTTCAAATTGGAAATGCGGTTCCACCACCTCTAATTAAACAAATAATAGAATCACTTAAAATCCATTCGGAAGCATGAAAATCCACAACCTTTACCCCATCTCATTATACCAGTAAATGATGTATTGTCTTCTAAAATAAATTTAAATATTATGTCTTTTTTTTTAATTAATTCTACATCTATAATATTTTTAGGGTTTATTTTATTATACCAACAATATGAAAATTGTTTATTTGTCCCGCCACTTGTTTGTAACCATATATCTTTCTCATTCATAATATAATTATATATTTCTTGGACTTCCCGAATTAATATTTTTTTATTTTCTTCAGATAATATAAATTTTGTATTTGGTATAGTTCTATAGTCTATTGGATTATTATGTTTCCAAGCATTCATACTAGTTTTATCCCCCCATTTATCTCTATATTTTTTTTTTAAAGATATCGAATAATCACTTGTTGGATCCATTATACACAATGGACCACCTTTCTTCCAGTCATCAAAAGATATATCTGGTAAATTATATAAGGTTTTAAATTCTGGATTATCAACATTTTCATCATACCAAATCTTTAAATATTTATTAGAAATAGTAAATTTGCTAATTGGTCCATTATAGAATTCTACAGAATGCTCATATGGTTTAGTATTAGGATTAATTACTTCGCAAAAATGTTTGGAACCCTTTTCTTCACACTTATATATACTATCGTCATCATTATATATAAGTATGTCATAATGGTCTTTTTTCTTACCAGCAATCTCAACTTTTAAAATATTTTTATTAAATTTAGTATAATATTTATTTTTCATATCAATCCCAATATCAGTATTATTATTAATTTGTTCTACAATCCAATTAATACGTATTGTTTCGTCTGTGCCATTACCAGCTTTTTTCCCAGTATTATTAATAGCATTTATTAATTTATCGATAGTTGAAATAATACTCTTTCTATTTTTATTATTTTTCTCAATACATTTTATCATTGTTAATAATTTTTTATTATAAAATTGGGGGTTTATATTTTTAATAAC